TCGCCATGAATTTGAAAACGCCAGCCTCGATTGCTTGCACCGCCTCACGTGCACCATCCAGTGCCGTCCTGCGGTCGTCTGCGTCATGCCAGTAGATTTCAACACCGTGCCAGCTCGTGACGATAGCCCGCCACATGCCGGGGTCTTCTGCGGATGGCACACAGTCAATCGTCAGTCCGATTTTTACGGGTGGTCTCATGGCTGTTCCTGCGGTTGCGTGAACCCCAGCTCCGTCAGTGTCAGTCGTGCGCCATCCTGTGCTGCAGCCGCGTCCTCCCACACGACCGAGCCAGAATACATCGTGACGGTTCCTGAAAGCCGCAAGGGCTTCGCGACCCAGATGTATGTGCGAAACGAGTCTGGCTTAACCTCGATTCGCCACTCTCTACCCTGTGCGTCGTGCATTATTGCGGCGTGTTTTTCGTCGAATTTCCAACTCACTTGCCACCTCGCTTCCTCACGCCGTGTGCGAATACAACAGCCCCAGTGTGCGTCCACGTGCCCGCTACAGGTCCGCCAGCATATTCTAGGCTGACGCCGCTACCAAGCGTCTGCAGTGCGTCCAGCAGCCTGTCAACCGTCCTGCGGGTGGTACCAGTTGCTGCTCGCAGATCCTCAATGGTGCAGCCGTCGCGGCCGCTTGTTATGATGGTGCGTTCGATTCGCCGGAGCAGATCGACGGTGTGCGTGACGGGTTGTTTGCCACCCATGCGTGCTCTCCATGAATCCACTGATCCCACGCCGACGCGAGCAGGAACAGTGCGGTTGCGGTTATTGCGATTGACAGTAGCACTGCAGCCAAACTGGCCAGCAATGGCGTGCTGAACGTGGCGTGAATTATTGGCATGGTGTAAACTCCTGCAGCGCTGGCTGCACGCAGGACGCAACAAACGCATCCCAGTCCGCCAGCGAAACGGCCAGCGGCCTCCACCACCCGGAGTCGTACACACGCTCAGCCCCAATCTCGAATGGCTGCGGATGCGGATCGGGGAGTGGAGAGTAGTCCACGCCGGTGCCGTAGCGATCCACCATCACGTATCCGATGGCTGGATCGGCAAACCCATCGAACCACGCGCGGACGATCCAGCCGGGTCGCGGGCAAGCCACCGTGCCGCTACGATCTCGCAGGGTGACGACGTGTGGTTCGCAGGTCCACGATGTTGGCATGATGGATGGATAATTGCGGTCGAAGAACAAGCGATGGATAACACGTGGGACTTGCATTGTAGAGACTCCTGTTTGTGTGGTTGATTCGGCCCGAAAGCACCCCGGCAAACACTGCCGGGGCTGTGTGTGGTGCGTGGCTGCCGACTACTGCCAGCGGTAGTGCACGCCGCCAATCGTGACGCGGCCGTACTCGCCGCCATCGAGAATTTCGGCCGCCAACAAATCCTCCAAATCTTCGCTCATGTCGTCCGCCGGCAACGGCTGCCAGTTGTGGCCAACGCCACTAGGGTCGATCTGGATAGCCTTGCCGCAGACGATTGCAGCCGTGGAGCGACTGACAATCTTGCAGTCTGGCTGGCTTTCGTGCTGCTCGCATTCTGCGGCGAGTCGCTCCGCTTCCTCGCGGCTGGAAACCCAGTCGCTGAGCAGCTCGCGGGAACCAATATTGAGGACTGCGTATTTGGTTGTGTTGGTCATTGTTAGCCCCCTGCTTGATTGTTTGTCAGGCGTCGCACCTTGCGTTGCCTGTGTGAGAGATTATCGACTGTTTCCAGTTATGTCAACAGTCACTTTCAAAAAACTATAGACTCGCGTGAATTCGGCGAATTGCGAACTGGTGCATCGTCTGATGCTGATTGTCGGCTGCGTAGCTGAGCCACCTCGGCACGTCGCAGGTCACACACTCGATGGTCTCAGCCCCGCCAGCAATCAGCCCAGCGATTCGATGGTAGCCGTCGCAAATCTCCACGCGGTCGCCGCAGACATCGACGATCGGCGGGAATCGGATTTCGCTCGCGTGCAGCGGCTGGACATAGCCAAGCAGGTCAGAGACTTGATTGCGGAACTTGCTGGCGTCGATTGTCAGGCGGGTGGTTTTCATCGCGTTAGCCCCTTGCTTTGATTGTGTGTCGGCCAATCAGCGGTCAACTCGGTAAAGCTTGCCGTCGTCCACGCTCCGCACCCACGTGTTGAGTGGATTGTCGAGCGTGCGGATTTTGCGGCCGTTTGACTTCACGATGCTGATTCGCATGATTGCACCTTGCATTGTTTTTCCGGCTGCACCTTGCTGCCGGTACGCACAATATATCGACCGTTTCCGGTTGTGTCTACAGTCAGTCGCCTGAATTTCGAAAATTTTCCGAAACTGGTCAACTGTCACCCAGCAATTGAATCGCTCGCTCGATCGAGCCAATCGCCTCCCGCAGATCCTGGACGGCGGATTTGCTGCCGCGTTGGCCAGGCTGCAACAACTTTTTCACGGCGTGCTGAATTGCAGGACACGTCACATCCCATGCTCGGAGCACGTCGTAGACATCCACGACCGCAAATGCCCCAGCGTGCGCTCCTGGAAGCGTCTGGCGAAGCATCCGCTTGTATTTGCTGCCTGCAGACAGCGCGGGCAATTCATGGTCACTCATTGCACACCTCCCCTTCAACAACCGGCCTTCGAACCTCAACCACCCGCCGCAAATCAACATCGCGCACGATCGCATCACGTGATTCACGCCCATTTACGAAATCCCGCAGCGCGAGACCAATCGACGCCTCAACACGTGCCCAGTTGCTCCACGACTGATCCGCCTGCCAAATGCGGAACATGTCACCGTCCCGCAGAATGTCATTGTCATTTGTTATCGGTCGCCACTTCATCACACACCCCCACCACGCAAGCCCGATCCCACTTCCCATCAGCGTCGCGGTAGAACGACCAAAACGCCTCCAATTTCACTCCGCAGTCATCGCCGACGTCAACCAGCAAATCTGCGATATCAACGCAGGCCACGCCAATTAATCGCTGCGGTCTTTCGGCCGCCAGCTTCACCTGCTCGACGTGCTGCCGCGTTGGAGACCGCCAGCCGTCCGGAAACTCCGGCCGCAAATGCCATCGCCACCCGTCGTGATCGAGCCTGACCCGTGCAATTCGCTTCGGCAAATTGGCCTCGGCTCGCCGCTGAAATGCCCGATAGATTGCATCCTCGACCTGCCGCCGCGAATATCGTCCATCGCAGGTCATGGGTTGTCCGTAATTGAGCGATTCGGTTAAATCATCCCAGTAGCGTGCAGCTTCGCCGGGAGCCCATTTTGGGCGGAAGTATTTGCGTGCTGTCTTCATATCCGCCTCCAAACCCTGCCGGCCTCGGCTGCTGCGCACCGTTCTTTACCCTGCGCCACCTTGCGTTCCATGCGTCGGATTTCCTGTTGCAGTCGCAGGATTTCCTCTGCACGATCTTTTAAATCTCGCTTCATCTTCGCCAGTGCTGTTGCGTCGGTCAGCACCTGCCGCCAGTCGTCGGTCAGTCCCATTGTTGATCCTCCATCAAATCGCCCACTGCGTCTCGGCAGCGTCAGCAGAGCCTGCTGATACGATGCGCTGCCTGCTCGCCTCAAATCTCATTTGGATGGTGTACCGCTTCGTTTCGCGGCTCCTGTTTTTCGCCACGTAAAGCCAATAGTCGTCCACTGACTCGCTGCTCTGAATTTTGTGCGGCCAGACCAAAAACAGAACCACGTCAGCATCCTGCTCGATCTGGCCCGACTCTTTGAGGTCGCTCATGTTCGGTATGAATGACTCTCGCGACTCAAGACCGCGGCCGATCTGAGCCAGCGCGAACATCAGCACCTTGTTTTCACTGCAACATTGCCGCAACACAACGCTGGACTCTGTGACAATTTCGTAGCGGCTCTTTTTCGCGTTCTTCAACAACTGCAGATAGTCCACACAGACAATCCGCACGCCCTCTGCTTTCACCAGCGTGCCAATCTCCTCAGCCATCGTGTAGACGTCGCGAGTGTGCTGGACGATGTGGCACTCTGCGCGATTGGAAAAATGCCGTTCAAGCTGACCAGTCAAAGAATTGAACTTCGCAGCCCATTCATGCTCTGGAATATCACTGGCGAGCTGCGTGATTCGCTTGCCCAGCATCAGCTTCGACATTTCCTCAGACATCATGGCGCACGGCGTTCCACTTGCGATCATGTAATCCAACGCTTGCATGGCAAACGCTGACTTACCGTGCCCAGGTCTAGCGCCAACAACCACCATTTCTCCGTACTCAAACCCGCCGCCGACCGCGTAGTCAAGTTCCTGAATGCCGGTGCGGATCAGTTTAGGTGTGCCATCCTGCAGCCGTGCAAGGTGCTCCATTGCGGCCTCTCGCAGCGTCGTGCGAACGATCCGTTCTTCTGCCGGTGTTTCCTGCGGCTCGGTCTTCTTGGCCTTTGGTTGCGAATACGCCGGAACCTTCACGCGCTCAAAGTTTTCCGGCTTTGTCGCTCGCAGGTAATTCAGTGGGCCATCCGCCTTTTCGGCGTCCTTCAGTTTATGCCGGAGCTCGTGTTCCGACCACGGCGGCTCACAGGCTGCGTTCCAGTCGCGAATCGCATCGAACGCCTCATCCATCGTCAAGCCGAACCCACGCCGCAGGACGCACGCCACGCGGTAGCAGGCTGCGGAGCCATTCTGACCGCTGACCGCAGGCGGACACTTTGCGAGGTATTGTCTGGCACGCTCAATGACTGCCGCTTCGCTATGCCATCCGCCAGCCGTCGCTGCCTGTTGCTGCTGGCTATGGCCGAGCTCGTCGAGGTAGCGGTCAAATTCCAGGTCAATCGGATTAGCCATTAACATCCTCGTATCCTCGAATGACGTTGCCTGTCACGGCAAAGTAGCGGCCATGCGTGTAGACTTCGACCCCTGGTGTCTTTCCGTATTTTGCTGGCATATCCAGTTTTTTGTTGATGCCCTTCGCGATGCTGCGGCTGCATCGCATGAACAATTTCACGCCAGTCCCGCTCGGGCTGATTTCTGAGTATGTCTTGAAGCGGTCAATCGTCTGCCATGCCCACTCATCAATTTCGCCCGTCTGTGGGTTGCGGCAGCCATCCAGGTCGATTCCGGCAAATCCGCCGTTCTCGCGGAAGACAAATCCTAATCCCGCGTGATATGTCGGCCGATACTGAATGACGGCACACTCCCAGTCATGCCATGTTTCCGGGTCAGTGCTGCTGGCTGGCTGGTCATAGACTGACCACGGCACCTTGTTTGGCTTGCCGCCGCGGACAATGGATCGCCAAAGAATCCATTGTCGTTCGTTCTGCAGTGCTGTCGGGACATTTTTGAAAATCATCATTGCCATTCCCCTTCAGTTGTAGGATTCCATTTTGGCTTTAACTGCCGCGTTAAACTCAGCCTCCGTGATCTCGCCGGAGTTGAATTTGCGGAACATCTCCTTTTGCCAGGCGAGAGGGTTTGGCCTGATCGGCTCTACCGGCTCATCCTCCCACCGTCTGGCATTCAGCCAGCTTGCCGGGTGCGCGATGAATTTCGGGTCTTGCCCAGCGCATCGCTGCCGAAAGGCCGCCACGGCTTTCAGGATGGTTTCCCTTGCAACGCCTTCTGAAATTGCCTTTGCCCATGCTTTGATCGCGTTGCCTTTGGCCTCGCGTCGTGGATAAATGGCCCAGAATTCTCCAAAGGCTGGATCATCCACTGGAACACTAGATCTTCGTGCCCGCGTTGGTGCAGGAGATTGTGACTGAAAACCAGCAGGAGTGTTTTTTGTATTTGTTTCTGCTTCTGCCTCTGCCTCTGCTTCTGCTTGGGCTAACTGCGGCTTACCGCGGCTAACATCTGATTTACTTTGTTTACCTGTGCTTACTGGCTGTTTACCGCTGCGGCGGTACTCGGCCATGTACTGCCGCATGTATTCGCGGCGCTGCTCCTCGTCCCGTTTCGACCGGTATGATTCGTAATTGAGCAGCAGATATCCGCCGTCAACCGGTGCAATTCGGCGGCCCTCAAAATCAGTGTTTTTCGAGTATTTGTCTGGCGACATCAGGCATTGCAGGGCTGATTCCGTTTCTTCGATTGTCAAATTTGCCAGCCGTGCAAGCCCTGGAATTGCAGCCTCAACAAAGCCGGCCTGATCGGCTCTTGCCAGCATCGAAACAAAGAGTAGCCGCACCTCCTTCGGTTCCGACCACAAAGAACTCTCCGTAATTGATGCAAAAAGCTTGGCGAACATTGTCACACTCTCCTAACCGCGGCTAACAATTGCTAACAGGCTGTTTACAGAGTTTACTGTAAACTTTCATTGTTTACAGGGCAATGACCGAAAAAAATCCGCAGGAAAAATCCTGCGGTCACGACGGCAGCCTCAGCTATTCACCATTCAGCCTTTCAGCCTCCGCCAGAATGTCATCATCCGTAATTGGCAGGAGCCGGCTTGCAGCCTCGCTCCACTGATACCATGCACCGTCCTGCAGTGTCCGCGGGTCGTCCGGCGGGACGATGCCAATCCGATCCGTCTCCCGTGCGTCGGGCTGGCGGCGGTTTTCGGCTGTGTGGTGGGTGTTGGTTTTCGGCAGTGGTGGCAGGTCGTCCTTTTCGGGCCGGTCCATTTCGTCGGGGTCGGCAAGCCATGCGGGCTTAGCCACCTGAGCAGCCACCGAATGATACGTGCTGGCTTCCGTGATCGTCTCGACTACGTGCCTTTGCGGTTGCGGGGCTGGTGTGGCAGGTGCCGGAGGCTTTGGTGTAGCTTCCGCTTTGCGGGCCTCGCGTTCGGCCTTCTTTGCCTGCTTCTCGGGGCTGTCTGCAATCAGCCGGAGAGCATGCCGAAGGCTGGTCGCGTCTTCCAAAAGCGCACCGCGGTGCGCTTTTGCCACATCCATAAACTGCTGTGCTCTTCGGACTCCATGACTAAAGTGCTCCGCAATCCACGCCTCCCACTCGCCATGCGGAATCTGTGGCCGAATTGCCAGCAGCGCTCGCCCCGCTGTCGCGGCGTGCTCCACAGTCTTCCGACCGCTTGCCTCGCAAGCTGCCGCGGCTTCGTTTGCCATCTCTGCCAGCGTTTCAACCGGCAATGACTCCAGTTTCACTAAATCGCTCACGATCAATCTCCTCAAATATCATGTTGCCCGTGCTGGGCTGTCACTCAACCACAACGCCCGCGGCAATTGCCGTGGCCAATGCCATCGCGTCTTCCAGGTAGCGAGCGAGGAACCACTTGCTTTCGTCGCTGCCGTTGCGGCTGCAAGTCAGATCCCACCAGTAGCTACACTCGTCACTCACACCATCCTCGTGTGGAATGATCTCGTAATGCCAACCGTCTGCTGACGCATTCAGCGAGCCGTCGGGGTCAATTGTCCAGTCGAGCCGCTGCATCTCCGAACTCCATGAAAAAACCCGCTCGAAGTGTGATGCGACCACACCCCGGCGGGTTATGACAGGCTTTCGCCTGATAATTCTGCTTTTCGCTGGAGTGTCGCATACTCCGGCGAGGTTCATCGTAGAGGGGTCATGTGCGGTTGTCAAGCTTACAGCAACTCAGCAGCCGCCACGGCAGCCAGGAATTGGCTGTAGCTACCGTGCAGAACCATTTGCTCAGCCACCATGTGCCGCACAACCCATAGGCCATCTGAATCCTGATGGATGTGCACGAGTCTGCTGCCAGACTCACAGGCCAGCCCGTAGCAGACGTTGTCGCCATCGGTTGCGATTAGGTCAACTCGCCAGTCACTCACTGCACCACCTCCTGCCACAGCTTGTAAATGCCCAAATAAAACCGCGGCAGACTGCTGGCACTGCAGACGCATGGATCGCGAATGTTGCTGATCATGCTTTCCGGAGCCTTGCAGCGTCTCGCGACTCTTCGCTGTGTCACTCCACGAGCCTGGAGCTCGTTCAACATTGCCTCGGCAGCCAGCCGCATCTGCTGCCGGGTGCGAACCTCCGCATCACGTGCAGCCTGCCAGTCGTCGTAGATTTTCTGCCGCTCACCGAGCAGGCTCAATTGTTCAATTTTGCTCACCGTGGTAGCTCCTCAAACATTTTCAGCAACCGGGGATAGCATACAGTGTATGCGTGCTCCGGCGGCAATATACGATCTGAGCACATGTCGCCCGCGTAGGTTTTGCCGCGACCCATACGTTTCGAGATTTCCATGCGGCCGACACCCTCGACTTTGAACATGTCCAGCATGTACCGCATGTCCGACCGCATCTGCTGCCGCAGATCCGTCATAGCGCGATCGAGTCGCACGTATTCGGCGTGTCGAGCGCGGAAGTCGTTGTAGTCAGTTTGCATCATGATCTCCCGCAGTGCGGCGGCGGTCGCGTTCGGCGAGGAAAACTTGGGCCTGATCAAATGCTGCTGATTCGCCCAGATCAAGCCGCGAATACAACTCCCACGCCTTGCGTTCCAGCTCGGTTTCGACCATTTTGTCGGCGCCGGCAAAATGGTCTGCGGCTGCTTGTGACTGCTGCAGCCGTGAAAGTTCGGCCAGTGCCTTATCACGCTGCCCGATGATCTGCGTGATATTGTACGGGCGACGCGCAATTGACGATGCCAGCGTTTCCAGCCCGTACATGCTGGGGTGATACTCGTGCCACGCGCCAGTTCCCTGTTTCGCCTGCCACTCATCGCCCGCCTGAATCACCTCGCCAGGCTGCAGCTCTCGATATGCAATCTCATCCGCCATTACTCGCCCCTTTCATTGTAAACGCATGCAATTCCGCAGCCGCACGATTGCGACTCAGCAAAAACGTCGGGTTGTAGGCGGCTCGACCGTATGCTCCACGAGCCGCACCACTAAAGACTCGGCCATCAGGTGACTGCACCGTGTAGCCGTGACTGGTGGCTGTCAGATAATAGCCGTGCCAGTCGCAGGCTTGCCCGCCAGCCGTCTCTCTCCATTCATACTTCACGGGTCAACTCCTGCTTGCGTGCGTCTTTGATGCGGGTCAAAAGCTTAATCGTGTCCTTGTCCAGCTTAGCTTCGCGAGCCAATCTATTAACCTCCTCCCAGACTGTCCGCAGTTGTGCCTCCGAGGTTGCTCGAACGATGTCTGCATGTGCATCACCGAGCAGCGTAGCATGCGGCGGGCTGAGCTTTGTTTGCAAGGCCGCAACCGCACTGAGAATGTCTGGCTCAGGTGCTGACTGCTGCTGCACAGGTCCAGCGTCAATAACCTCGATCCGTGCGTCAATCGTCGTATCGTCGGCCTCGTTGCTGTCCTCGGGCGTCATGCCAGCGGCGGACTGCACAACTCGCATCAGCTCCAGCAGCATCCGCCGCCGGGCTTTTGCGATGATTCCGTCGATGTTGTCGCTGCTGTCGTTCGAGTTCTTAAAGAATTTGCACGGCAGTTTCACGCTGCCCTGCCCGGTAAACGCCACGCGGTACGTTTTGCCGTCGTAAACTGTGGACGCTTCGCCTTCCACTGCCCACACGGTCAAGCCAGATTTAAGCTGCACCTGCATCGGGAAACCAGCGTTTGCGGCTGGCGGCTCGCAGCCCATTTGAACGAGCAATTTACGGATGCCCGCATCCTTGAGATACAGGGCCGACTTCACGCGGCCGTGAAAAATCGCGAATTCCTGCCGCCCGGGCGTGAAGCCACAGAACAAAGCCATCGCCATAACTCGCACGGTCTCGCGATTAGACCCCTCACCCACCACCTCAACCATGCCAGTGTCAGGGTGTGCCATTCGCAGCAGTGCCGCTGCAGCCTGCTCGGTTTGTGCCGCCTCGATCGCGGTAAGCAGTGCGTCGGCTCGGATCATTGCAGCTTCCATCTCGTCGCGTCGCTGAACGGCTTCCAGATACGCCTGGCGACCAGTTTTGCAAAGTTTAGTCAGCTCGCGGACTGTCGTTGTGGTTGTCAGTGCTGTTGACATTTTCAATCTCCTCCAAGATTGCTTTCAGTTCATCGTCGGTAATCTGCGGAGCCAACGCGGCTGCCGCCTCAAGTGCATTTCGTCTTGCGTCTATCCGCTGCCCTTCGGCTTCGCGCTGGGTGCGTGTCATCATCGTCTCATGCTGAGCATGTGCCTCCCAGGCTTCGACCATCGACAGCGGCTTTTCGCCGTCCGTGATGGATGCGGGGCCGAGGCCAATACCCTGCAGTTCCGGGCAGATATAAGGACGGTCGTAGTCGTTGCCTTTGCCGTCTTCGCGGCCGTAGTATTCGGGCCGATCCAGTGCGGCAAATAGGCGGTCAACTGTTTTGAACATCGGTGGCAGCCTCTGTTATTTGCACGCAGTGCAGCGTGATAGGGTGCACTTCGATACTGTGCATCCTGTCCGTGTCATGCTCAACACATTCCACGACAGCCACCACTGCAGTCCCTTCCAGCGTCGCTCTGATTCGATGCCCGATCGATGGTATTACCTGAAACGCAAGCGTCCACCTCACCGTCGGCTCGTGCCTGAACACCACCCCTGCAAACACCATCGCCATCCCCTCCAGCATGAAAGTTCTCAATCTCTGCCCGCCACACGGGAACACTCCGCGGGGCCTCGATATGGATCGCCGTATGACTGCCCCGCGTTTTGCCGAGTGTCACGGTAATATTCGGGCCGATGCGGATTGCCTGGCCCTCTTTTCGCTTAATCGTTAATGCCATTTGGCCTCCATCCCTCCTGAAAAATGCGTTGTATCTGCGGCCAATGATGCGGGTACCACACGTAGACTTCCGCGCGGCTCGCGTGCTGACATTGCAACGCCGCGAGCCATTCAACCTGATCATCAGACGGTTTGTTTCGGCCGACTTTTAGTTCTGCGAAAATGATCCTGCCAGCCTTCGCCGCCACGACGTCGGGAAAGCCCTTGTGCCCCTGGATTGCTGTCCGATATCCACGGGCTGTTTTGGCGGGCCTGAAGTGGCAGACACGCCAACCGTAGAGCATGGCCAGTTGCACGATCTGGCTTGTGAATTCGCCTTCGCTCGGGCCGCTATTCACCATACGACAGTTTCCTGATTGCCACCACCGACCGATCCCAGACGGCTCCAGATTCGCCGAGGAATCGCACTGGTCCGCGGGTGCTTGTGCCGCCTTCGTACGTACCAGCCAACTTGCTGCACGCCTCGCGGATTTGCTCAGGTGTCGGGTCGTGCGGTTTGCGGTCGCCGCCGTAGGGTAGCGGCTGCAATGGTTTACAAATCGTCTTCATAGTCATCGTCCTCCTCGAAGTCATCATCAAAATCATCATCATCGTCGTCGTCAGTAAAGTCCAACTCCACAGCTCGCTTTACCAGCTCTGCCCGCAGAATCAAAAACTCTTCTGGTGCAACAACGCGAATCGATGCGCGGTTATCCTGGATCTTGTCAATTGACACTTGGACGGGCGCGAATCCCTGCTTGCTCGACCCCGGCGGCCTCAACGCAATTTCGTCAGCTTTTACCTGCAGTCGCTTGCGGACAATCTCGCCACCGTCAACGCTAATTTCCAGATAGCCGTGCGACCTTGCCCCGCATTCATAACCAACAACTACAGACTTTGCGTCCGGCTCGTCGAGCCGAATTACGATTTCCTCACCAGGCATTCGGGTCAGCAAAACGCCTGGCTGTTTTTCGTTATCGTCACGATACATTTTCACCCCTCTTGCTGTCGCTCGCCCAGCCGCGGAACAGCTCCACGGATTCGCCGGGTTTGCAAGTTAGTCGCATTCGATCAATTTCCCTAAAACCAACTTGGCTTCGCGATACGCTCCGTCATGCTCATTTTCATCGCTGACAATGAAACTTGCTTCGCGAATAAAGCGATCCCAAACTGTGATTTGCAGCGCCCCATCCTGCAGCACCGCCAGCGTCAGAATTGACCTGTTGTTCGTGTTGATATCGAGGCATTTTCCGAAGCATGTGATTTCAAGCGGCATTGTAACTTTTGCTGCCGTGCCACTGATTCGCCTCGCAATTTCTGTTTCGAATTGCTCTACGCATTTATCATCATCATCGTCTGATTCTGTCATTGTCTGTCCTTTCTGCACCATGCAAAACCACCTGCCGCACCTTGCAGCAGGCTCGCACAATCATCCCCCGGCATTCGTATGCGGCGAGGATCAGTCGCCCAGACCGGCTCAGCCGATCCTGCACGCGGTCCCTGTGCTGCGGGGGTTTGTGTGCTCAGTCAATATCCGAGCGGATTTGTCGTCACCCATCCCAAATGCGCAAAAACTTCCGAATAAGTATCCGCACTCATTTCATCGCAATCCATTTGCCGGGACACAGCAATGAACGCGCCAGCGTCAACATCGTAAATCACCTCTTCGACCTCCCACTCATCACATTGGCACATATGCTTTGAGTCTGGGCAAAACCGAAAGCCGACGACTGGCGCAACAAGCAACATGACCTCCTTAAACACATCACGCCTGTGCTGCTCACCATCTTCGTCGCAATACGCAAACATTACGTGAAATAGCGTCTTGTACATTACGCGGTCCCTGTGCTGCGGGGGTTGTTGTTGTTCAGTTGGCCTCGATGATCTCCACAAAGCCGAGTGAGACCACGCCGCCCAACAGCCGCAGAATGCCGACTGAGTGGAGATCTTCAATGTTCGGCTGGTGTTTGCTGCCACCAAACCAAAGCGAAAATGATTCACCCACATTGCCCCGCAAAACGTCGGGCTCCGCAACGATCACGCGGGCCAGTTCATTCGCGGACTCAAGGTCTGATTTACACTCGATCACCACGTCGTCCATCGGGAAACGTGCAATCACAAGGAACGTGTCTGCCTGCATAGTTCCACTCCAAGAAAAGAAGAAAATCCCTGTTCCCGTCGATTGGCGCTGCAGACAGGGGGAACTGCAGTCGATGGCGTCATGCTTAGCATGCCGAGGCTCTAACGGGTTACCTCCGGACCGGGTATCCGCAGCCCCACTGGGTCACTGCCGCGGAGTCCTCACGTGTGCCGACCGGGTGGCATTCTGCTGGGTGTCCGGCCCGGCAAAGTTCATTGTGCAAAGAATGCACCGACCAAAAGAATCACGATTGCCAAAGCTGCCGCTGCTGCTGGTTCCATTGTCCGCCTCCTTGCTTGTCGGTCCACCCTGCACCTTGCTGGGTGTTTGCGACAGAGTAGCTGCGGACTGCTGCTGTGTCAATTGCAGATTCGGAAAATTTTGAATGCGTCGCAGACATGGCTCGCAGGTCGTTATTTCCCACGGCTGCAGCGGCTGGCCGCATTTGTCGCAGTGCATTGCATTCTCCAGTAAAGCCCGGGCTGGTCTCCCGGGCTGCGTTTGCGCTGATGTCATTTAGCACGATCAAACGCCGCCAGCATGGCTTTGCGACTGGCAAACCGCACGAGCTTGTCTGCAAGAATTCGCGGGCGGACATCGTGCGGAAGGCGGCAAACAAGCTGCACGTAAAACGAGCGGCGGTCGGCGTGTGTCAGCTCCACTGTGATGTGATCAACACATCCGGAAGAAAAGGCGGTGCCGTCCGGGCAGGTGTAACTGTAGACGGTTTTGTGATCTGCTACTGCTGTGCTCATTTTTCAGCCCCTTGCCTTGTTTGTCTTGCGTCGTTCGCCCCTTGCGTCCGACGCGGGTAATGTAGACTCTGTTTCGGTTTGTGTCAAAGCTAGGCTGGAACAAAATTCCAAAAATTTTGGAAGTCGGTAGAAATGCAGGAATTCAGGCTGCCCACCATCGCAGATCCTGCCCGGTATCGTGCACGATCACGCGCAGGAATCCCGCGTCCTGCAGGGCCTGCAGCAGGTCATCAGCCGTCAGGTTGCCATAATACTCGCCGGGCCTCAATGGTCCGCCATCTATCGCACTGTGTGGCGTTCTCAGCGGTCCTGCGCAGGTGCCCAGAAAATAACCGGACTGCAGCAGCAGCGGACGGACTTGCCCCACGATTGCCCGCCATTCCGCGCAGTGCTCCAGCACCTCGCAGCACACGACGATGTCATATTGGCCGTCGCTTTGCCAGTCGAGGAAATCCGCGACGACGTCAACACCCGGGCCGCGTTGCCGGTCGATGCCGAGCCATCGCGCGTTCGGCCAGTGCACGCGAGCGGTCCCGTTGATGTTTAGGGAGCCGATTTCAAGCACTGCCAGGCATTGCGACGATCCGTACTTCTCCAGCCATTCAGCCGCTTCGCTGTGCATTGCGATTCTCCCTCAAGACATAGTCGATGTGTGGGCTTCGGTGCTCCGCGTAACTGCCGCTGGGGACTCCAGACGCCTCGCACGCTCGCACGATTGCCCGGAGGTTGACGTGGAAGCGGTCGCTGTCAATTCGCCCCAGCAGCTTACGCCGGTAACGCGGCAAAGTCGAAGTCGCCGCGTCGCCGTGTCGCACCCAAATCCACCCCGGGGACTCGCTGACAATGCGGCTGGGCCACGTCGCCGGAATCTCCCAATGCCGGATCTGATGCGGGTCTTCGTTCGCGTTCGTGCAGAGCGTGGGAAACTGGTTGCCCGGGTGCCTCAGCAGGTGAATCTGCTGCCGCCAGAACGTGTAGCCCACAGGCCAAAGCAGGGCCTCGCGGCGTTCGCGTGCGGTTGCCTGCAGGGTTTCGCAGAAGTCGATTGAAAGCACGTCGTCATCGTCCATCCGGCTGACCAATTTCCAGCCGCTTGGTAACTCCCAGTCTTCGTGGTATAGCCGCCACGCCGGCCGCTCCAAGAATCGCACCTCGCAGCCGGTTGACTTAAACACCTCCCGCCGTGCGTCGATGTGTGCATCATCAGGACACACTGCCACGTGCACCACGGGCCTCACCCGCTGCGTCCGCAGTGCCACCGCGCAGGTGTGCCGGGTGATCTCCAGCCGCCTCGCTGACAGTTCGCCGCGGTCCGCAGGGTATGCGGACTGAATGATGATGATATGTCTCATTTGCCAGCGTTCGCCCTCTGCTGCATATACTCATTGAATGGCACCGCCGCACGTCGCTTGACGGGCTTTCGCGTCGTCCTTGCTTTCTTCCTGAACTGCGGCTGATAGCCGCTGTCGGCCGTCTCTCCACTCGCAGGCGTCGGCAGTCGATCCGCGAGGAACTGCCTCATCGCCGGTGTCCAGCATTCCGCGTAGTGGTTGATTATGCTCGCGCCACCTGCCGCTCGCTCAACCTCTTGCACGCTGCGGGCTGATGTGAGCCGCGCGAAAAACGGCCGTGTGCCCCAAGGTCTGCTGCGATATTCGTTGCCATATAGCACCTCCCACAGCATCGTATTTTCGCGCAGTTTGTAGATATCGAACAGATCCCGGAGCTTAGCACGCTCCACCGTGTGCGGCAGGTGGGTTGCATAATCGTATTGTGTCTTCCCGCGGGCCTGCAGTGCTGCCATCGTGTTTGTTTTGCGGCGTTGCCAACTGTTGCCTTTTGATGGATGCCAGCGCCATGCACGTGGCACGTCGAGGTCGTCCCATGTCACGGGCTTCAGCAGGTACACATCATCCATCATCCACACGAAATCGGTGTCGATCTCAGGATGCGTGGCCATCACCCACATTTTGTTCAGCATGTCACGATAGGGGCGGTTGGCGTTGTCCGCGCTGATCCGCGGGCAGGGAATTACGTGGCCACGGAACCACTCTGGGCGGTCGCCGACGATTGTGATTTTCGACTGTCCGCGGTAGTTGGTTTCGACACTGCGGATGGAGAATCTCAGCTCGTCGCCGCAGGCTCCGCCGTGCCAGTAAGGCCAGCAGAACTGCACGGCTTCAGAGCGCACGGTAAACGTGCCGCAACCACCGCAGGCTCGGGGCTGCGGGGTGTACTCGCCGCGATGCTGTTTGGCGAGCTGCAGGAATTCGGTTTGTGCGAAAAAGTCTGGCTCACGGCGGAATGGGCAGCCATCGCAAAACGCCAAGGGAAGCATCGGCGGGTGCATCATGTCGCGGTAGTTGTTGCACCGGCATTCACTGCCGACAATCTCGCCACGATATATGCAGCGCTTTTTGGTCATGTCCTCACCGGAGTAATCGTCAGAAAATCCGGCAGCCCCATATCGAATCCGGAGAACAGAGCCTGTTGGCATGGTGCCCCGTTCACTGCGCCGAAAAATCCGATCTGTGTGCCATTCCAGATTTTCTGCGGGTTTTCGCGCTTAAAGGTCAATGTTGTTAAGCACGGCACGCCACCATCAAGCGGCTTCCAGAATGTCCCGTTGTCGTTGATTCGAGCATAGAACACGTCGGACGGCTTCGCTGTTTGATTGACGTCACCAAGCGGAAAGTTGGGATTGTAATCCCAGGCGTATGATATGCGTATTCGCATCCGCAGCACGCCGTACGGGTCGGTTTGCGGAACTGCCAGCACCACTCGCCCGCCAGTGGGCGACGGAAAGAAGCAACCGCCCAACCCTTGCTTTGCAGCATAGGGAATACTTTCGCTGGATGCCCAGACGCACTGCGTAGAGCCCGGAGCAGACGCACGAAAATAAAGCCGATACGTTGGCTGCGATGTGTAGACATTGCAGCAGGGCCTGTGCTGATTTCCCACGGCTCCAGTGTAATTCCACGTCATGTCATAGGCCGCAGGAGCCGCCCCGAATTGACATGACTGACAGCCCAGCACTGGCATCGGCGGGTCTGGCGGGTCTGGCCTCGCCGGATCGCCGCTGCTGTAACTGCGGATGCTACCGATTATGCTACTGCCGATTGCGCTCGGGGGATCACTCGCTGAGTCTGGCCCGCAATGACATCCGCACCACAAAAACATGATGCCACCTCAGATTGAGCCTTCGCCGGGTGTGATGCTGCCGGACTCCTCAGACTCAAACCCGCCCGCTGAATAAATACTCATGCTCTGGCTTTCCGGTCCGCAGTCCGCTTTGTATGGTTGCCATTCGCCGTCAATGAATTCGACACCTAACACTGTGTCCGCGTCTAGGCTAATGTTTTCGAAGCGGTTTACCACGGTGATTTCTTCGTTCGTCACGATGTAATCTGACGATCCGGGCTTTTTGCGTGCGAGCTTCGCTGTAGCGACGCTAGGATTTTTGAGCCAGTCCACGGCCGCCACCAAATCTTCCTGTAGCACGGCAATCCGGCGATTATCTCGCACGCCACCAAACTGCCTGCGCTGGCCCTCAGCATTGCGCATTCGCCGCACATGCTCCCGCATCATCTGCTGGAGTTGCTGAACGGCTTTTTGACTCAATAGCAGTCCGGTGGTCATGCGGTCACGTCAGCGGCAGGGAAGAAAACGCGCGGGTTTTATAGACATTGAACGCCACAAACACATTGTTTGACGGGCTGGGATTTTCCAGCGGTGCACCGGCACCATTCAGTGGATACGGCGCCGACGGTAGAATGCCGTTGACGGTAATCGGTATGCGCTTTGTTGCGTCGCTCGGATCTTTGCGGTTGTAGCCCGCGTCCAGGATATCCAGTGCCCATCCGTCACGCTGCAGGTGAATCGTGAACGTGACGGTGCGGAATACCGTGCTGTTTCGTCGCTGCTTTGGTGAGACTGTCACGGCCTGCATTTTGGCTTTGCCAACGGCAATCGAAACGCCATCGACCGTAAAGGCATCACTATTGACGGCGTCCTGATAGTCCAGAATCCACGACGGAACAGCCGTGAGATTTTTCGTTACTGTAACGACTCGCCGCGAATCGTCCATCATTGCCGGCGGGTCAAATAAATCCCCTGCGCTGTTCGCAATCGCGTTGCCGTCTCGATCAAACACCGCGACCTTTTGAAATTGCTCTGACCCCCATGAAATTTCTGCATCATCAACCGTCGGGTCGGTGTTTATTACGCGCTCATCGCTGTATTCCGCTGTGACCGTCCAGCCCTTGAAAGGGTTGGTGTTCTCGACCTTCAGTCCGATGCAATAGGCGTTTCCGTCCCCCGGATGCGTGTTGCCGATAATCGGCAAACTGGCGTTGCTGCCCACCGTCGCCGCGTCTTCAGTATCAGACGACGTTTCCAGCTTAAACCGCCGCTGGTACGTGCGCACACCTTTCGTGTTTTGTGCGGTTCTGCCGCCGGGGTCTTCGCCAAGATAGGTCACTGTCATGGGGTGAACGCCTCCAGCAATCCAACTACGCCGCCTTTTTGAATCAGACCGACCAAATCCACCAGCGGCTTTTTCAGCTCTTTCGTCTGCTGCTGCGTGGCTTTCACGACTGGATCACCACGCCCCAGCATGGCGGAGACAATGGCAGAGTAGGCCTCTGCAGAGCCTTTTTGAATTGCTCCGGCAACGCGCTTTTCTTGCGTCATGCCTTCGCCGCGCTCCCCGCCCATCTGCGAAAACTTGTTGACGGCCATTGCACCGGCCAGCAGTTTGTTGTTCATCCAGCCGACCAAACCGTTCACCACTGGCGCCGCGTCGCCTTTGAGACCTTCAACAAACTGGCCCAAAGCCACCCCGAGGTTTTTGCCGACTGCTGCCCCTGCCCCCGGCGGTGGCGCTGGCGGAGCCACTGGCGCTGGCCTCGCCGCGCCTGGCTTCGGCTTGAGTGCATCCAGCAGCCCAGACAGTTTCGCCTGTGCCTCTGCCAGCCCCGGCCCGGCCGCGGGCGCCGCGTTACCACCGCGCAGGCCGCCGAGAAGTGTAGCCAATTGCGGCAGCCCGGGAATCAGGTGCATTCCAATTTTAGGCGCAGCCCCGGCAGCTTTTGCGGCCAACCGCTTGAGCAGCTCGTCCCACTTTTCCTCGATGTACGCAAACGCAACATCAAACGCAGCCCCAAACACCTGCTGAATAAATCCGACCTTGTCCTTGATGCCCATAAATGCCTGAATGAATTTGTTGACCTGATCCAGCGCTGCAGTGATCGCTGGCCGCATTTGCTCGCCGATTGCTGTGGCAACAATCAGGATGTTATTCTTGAGCTGTGCAAACTGGCCCGCCATACTTTTCGCGAGTTCGTCGGTCATGCCTGCAAACTGGCCGGTTCCGGTCGTCAGCGTGTACAATGCTGCCCGCACGTCATGGAATCCGATTCGGCCCGCCTCCAGTGCGGCCTCGAGATCCCCAAATTTGGCCGTTAGTTCCGGCACAACATTGATTCCGCGCCGCTGCAGTTGAAGAATATCCTGCATTCCAATTGTGCCCTGGCTGCGGAACGTGGCGAAAATGTCTGTAAGTTCGGTAATGGATTGCCCGCTGCCAGCCGCCAGATTTGCAAGGACTTGCATATCCCCAAGCAACTCGCCGACCGGCGTTTGAACGGCCAGCAGTTGCGTTGCGGCACTGCGAATGTCCATTTTGTCAAATGGCACCGTTAGAGCAAAAGCGTTCAAGTCTTCCACCAGTTTCGCAGCCACGTTGGCATCTTTGGTCAGCACCTTCATTCTCAGGGCCAATGTTTCCGCGTCGGCTGCCAGTTTCAGCATTCCGCCAACCGCAGCGACTGCCCCAAGGCCTGACATTGCCAGCCTCAATGGCGTTAGTGCCGACCCGATGAAACCCGAAATCGCACTGCCCGCACGTTTCGCCGCCGCCTCAAGTGTCTTGAGTGGGCTCAGCAGCGCTCGCACCGGGGCGGTTGCCAGTCGCAATGCTGCGGCCATCCACTGGCCAGCCGTCCCCAGCATACGCAGCGACATACTGGCCGCACGTGACGCCAGGCCGATACCAAAAAGCACAGTCGCGACAGCCCGCACCTTTGGCGGCAACATGCCGAGAATCGCCTGCGTGAGTTTGATCTGCAACTGGAAGGCCTTAAAGTAGGTCCACAGCGTAAACACGCCGCCAGCCAAACTAAGAATCGGCCCAATCACAACGCCAACGGCACGCGCAAACACCATCACAGCACTGCCAAGCACCTTAAATGGAATCAGCAGAATCCCAATAGCCCGCGCCATGATTCGCAATGGAGCCAGCAGCACTTTGGCACCATCGGCAACCACACCAAACGCCCATGCAAGCGATTCCAGCGTCCGCCGCACGGCAATTGCTGCAATGACAACCGAGTGCATACCGGTTGATGCAACCGACGCGCCTTTTGCAACAGAAACGGCCCCCTTGCTGGCCACGACCATACCCGCTCCCGCCACCGTCACCGCAGCGGAAACCTGGTGAGCCGCCTGCTCGAAATTGCGGGCCTGCGTTGCAGCCATTTGCGTTGCTGTCTGCAGGTCGGTCATCTTCAATGCAACCTCTTGCAGCTGCGCAGCCGTTCCCGTTCCCATCGTCAGCACGTCCAGAGAATGCGCCGCCTCGGCCGCTTTCGCAGCCCCCTTCCCGAACGACTGCATAGCCTGCTGACTGCGTGCAATTGCTGAGTCGAACTGCCGGGTATTGGCTCCAAGGTTGACGACAAGGCTGCCCATCGAGGCCATTAGCGTGCTCCCACCAGTTGTCGCAGGTGCGTTGTCAGTGCCTCGCGGCTTTCGGCCGCCGTCAGCGGTTTTTCTTTTGCTGTCGGTAGCCACGGGGCAAAATCGCTCGCCCGCATCTGCGAACCAACAAACGCCGCCAGCAGTTCGCCGATTCGAGCGAGGATCATTTCTGCGCCTCTCCAGCCTATCGGCTCAACACAATCCAGAGCCTGTATTTCCCGCCACACCTGCGGCGTCAGCGAGTCAAGCAATCCATCCGCAGACGGAATGCCCGCCAGCATCGCCACACGCCACGCCAGACGCCTCTCGGCGTCGCTCCTTAGTTTCCCACCGTCGCCTCGATGTCCTGCTGCGTGAAGCCGCTGAGACGCTGAGCGACGTTGACGATTCTTTCCACGATGTCGGCTCGTTTGCGGCCCAGAGCCTGAACGTCCTCCGCCTTGAAAATTGGCGTGCCTGAATCATCGCGGCAACAAGCCACCAGCAGGCGTTCCCGAAACTCCTGGACACGAGCTTCAATGCTCTTGCCGTCTTTCGTCGCGAACTGCCGCTCAAAGCGTGTCCGCTCGCCTGCGGTCATGCCCCAAACTGGAATCACTGAGCCTTCGCCAAACTCAGGCAACAATACATCTTCCCGGACAATTTCGGTTGCCGGACTCGCTGCCAGAAACATATCACGATTCAGAATCTGTCGCATTGTCGCCCTCCACTGCGTTCGGCCCCGGTATGGGGTCGCCGTTGTCATCGTAACCAACCATTTCGCCGCGCCGGTAGGCCTCACGATCCCCCGGCTGAATGCCCTTTGCAAGCATTTCACGTGCCTGCAGTTTGCGTGCGCGGTTCTGCCGCCAGTCGCCGCACGCCTTTTCCGCCTCGTCGTCTACTGGCTCTGCATCGCAGTTGCCGACCAGTAATTGTGCCTCACGCGCGGTCACGTCAAGCACAGTGCCAACACGCCAGAACAGCACGCCGCCAGCCCGTTTTTCTAAGCCGTCGTGCACTGTTCCCGGCGGTGCATTAAGATCCGTGCGGATCAGCCTGATTTTCATGTGGTGTAACCCATCAGGCCGGTAAGTTTCAGACCAACGTCGGCCTTCAGTCCGTCGTTCATCGCGCCGGTGAACCCAAACGAAACGCCCGCACTCGTGAAAGTGCTGGTGGCTGGCGTTGCGTCGGTGAACGTGATGGACCACACACAATCAGCAGGAGTCGTCAACAGGTCCGTAATTGCCTGATGCCCCGCAAGATCCACATCATAGAAGATGGTGAAATTGAAGTTCCCGCCCTCGGTGTAGCCGGTCTGGCTGTATTCTTTACCGGCACCGCTGGTGTCAATTGTGGTGGCGTCGTAGGTCTCCGATTCCGCCCCATCATGGCTGAATTCGGTAATCTGCGCCACGGCCGTGAGGACACTGGCGATTGTCTGCTTAATGATCGTGCCTTTTACCTTCAGTTTTGCCACGGCTGGCTCCTATCTGTGCGATCTTGCAAAAGAGGAAATAACTCGTGATGCCGCTGCCTGCATTGCGCCTCGTGCCGCCGCCTGCGATGCCAGTTGAACCTGCCTCGCAAACATTGGTTGCTGTGGCACCATTCTGCCGCGGCTCGCTGGCGCTGTCGAGCGTCCGCGGTATGTTGTCGCCTGTCGTTGTCCAGTGCGAAATGAGCCGAGAACCCACCAATGAAACGTGCTGCCGTCAATGCCGATTCCGCCTGACGCACTGCGTTGCCGCTTGCGTTTCCGTGCTGGCTTGCCGACACCAACGCCGATTTTACCTGCCAGCATGTGTGGCGATTGTCGCCGCTCGAATCGGTAGCCAACATCTCGCCGCGCATCTGCCGCCTCTGGGGCAATGTGCGCCTTCATGGCATGGGCCACGGCTTGCATTCCTGCCCGCACCACGGCCACCTGCAGGGTGCCCAAGGCCATGCCGCGAAGGTCGGCCATCGCCCTTGTGGCGTCTGCCAAACCGTTGAGCGAAATGCTAAGCATATCGCATCTCCGTTCCCGACAAGTCAAATCCATTCGGCGTAACCAACTCGAACGCCGCGGCACCATCCTTGCGCGTGCGGATTCGGTAGGTCGTCCGCTGCGTGTCTGACCAGTCGAAACACGAAACGCCCATGCCCGGACTTTCAACGGTCCAAGTATAGGCTGTGCCGTTAATTCTGCGGGTGATGATGTCGCCGATTTGCGGCTGTCCGAAGGTGTAGGCGGCAACTGAGATGAGCCAGTCCACCGCCTCCACCACGGATTCCGCGTTTTCGTCGATGATCTGCTTTTGGCTCTGGCCCTGCACGGCGTCGCCAATTGTGATCGTCGTGGCTCCACGTGTCACCGTGACGGCGACACCCGCAGTGCGACGGATCATTTTCAGCCCGGCTGTGATGGCAGACTCAAAAGCGGCCACAATCAGGTCTCCAGCGCTTCGGTGCTGAGGAGGTGATCGGTGACGATAATCGGAATACCAAACGCATCCTGTGGGAACGGAGCCGGTGCCCCGGTTGGATTGGTTGCAGTTCGGCTCTGCTGAAGCTGCTTCAGGCTGCGTCGGTTCATGACGAGAATTGACGGCTGCGAGGCGACCGGAAACTCTGCCAGCAGGCTGCTGATGAGGTCGTCGGTCAATCCCTTGCCGCTGTCTTCCGTCAGATTGGCAATTCGACCGACGGAATACTTTCCGCCCATCTGCAGGGCGACCCAAACGCTGGCCGGGGTCCAGTAGGCCGGGTAAAACCCGGTGCTGCCAGCAACACGCTGAACGGTCGTTTCGCCGAGGTCGATGGTGTCTTTCGTCACCATTGCAACATCGTCAACACCGAGGCGCACAGCGTAGACGCTGGAGGCTGTCGCTGCGGTTGTGCCGCCTGCGTCAATCACCATGTCGTCGGCCAAAGCGTCAAGGAAGGTGCTGTTCATGAAACCCGAGAACCCGGCAGCATCGCCGCCAGTGCCCGTGCCGTAAAAGACCTGCTTTTCGAGTTTTGCCAGCATTGCCTGCAGGTGACGTGCACCTTCGCGGGCAATGTAGGCTTCCGGTCCACCGTCGCGCCATGCGTCGGCCACGGCCATGTCAACGGCAAAGGAGAAATCGGCGATCTTCAGGCTGACAGACACCACGGTGTCTTCGCTGTGATCGTTTTCGCGTCCGTCGTTCTCGGAGCGAAAGCCGACAACAGGGCTGCCCGTGTATTTGTTGTACTTGTGCGTTGTCCCGCCGTCAGCAGGGCTGATGCGGGGCATGCGCCCAACGGTGGGAGCAGCCAGCAAAAGGTCACTGGTGTTTGTGCGTGCGACATCGAGAGCGTCCGCCACGAAGTCGGCAATGGCTACGTAATCATTGGCCACAGTCTAGGCCTCCTTAGTTGCTGGCCGCGACAGGGCGGCCATTGATGTTGATCCTGCCCAGCATTCCGGCTCGCAGGCTCGGTGCCTGCTGCTTCTGGGTTGTTTCGTGCGAGCCAAACGCAGCAGGCTCTTTTTCGCCGAGGTCAATTGCGGCCAGCTTGGCGCTCAATTCTGCAATCTTCGCGTCTCGGTCGCTGAGTTCGCGCCGCAACTCTGCAATCAGCAGATCCTGACATTCGGCGTAGGTCTTGCCGTCTGCGAACCACTCGCCACCCTTCGCGCCAAACGCAGCGATGAAACGCTTGCATTCAGCGGCGAAGTCTTCGCGCGTTGGTTGCGGATCGGCCGGGGGCTGTGATTCTGCCACTGGCTGTTCCTTTTTGATCTTGAGGTTGTGGCGAGACAGAAACCGCTGCACAGCAGCCGCCACGCGCTGCGGATCAGCATCGAGCAAACAAGGCTTTGGGGCTGCCGAGGACAAGCCCAAAGCGTATTCCATGAGGGCATCAGCCTCTTCAGCAATCTGCTGCCCGCGGCGAAACAGGCCGTCGGGATTGGCTGCAGGACTATCCACCACGTCCGCGGCCCGCAGGCTGCTCATGCGTGCGTGTGGATAGTTGCTGCGGTTGAGTTCGTCGGGACTCACAAACCGGCCGTTTGCAGTGTTCTCAGCGGTTTCGCGGTCGATGGCGCCACTGTCCACATCGAACACAATGGAAACACCAAAATCCTCCGGAGCATCCTCGGCCAAGGTCATCACGTAGTCTGCCAAATTGCCGTCCGGAGTTTTGGTTGCGGCCTCAGCGAAATGCAGATCAGCCAGCACCCGATCCCCGCTCAATCGTGCATTGTCCACCTTGCCAAGGTAATTGCCAAGGCCGTCGCTGCTCATACCGGGATGAGTGAAACGGGCCTTAAGCCCTTCGCTGCGTGCATTGATAGCGTCCGCGGTTTGCTGCAGAAATGCAGCGTCTACCCACATTTCGTGACCCAATGCTTCCCCGCGAGTAATCACGGAAACGCCTGAAATCATGCCGTGCCCAAATCGCCCGCCGGTGCGGTCAACGCGGTCGGCACCTTTGGCCACCTTTGCACGAAAGTGCTTCAGCGGTGCCGCCAAAATCTCACTGGTCGTTGTCATCGTCGTCCTCGCTGTCGTCTTCGTCCTCGATGTCAATTGGCGTCGCCGTCGTCGGTGTCGCTGCGGCCATTGCATAGTCCAGCGTTACCCCGCGGCTGCGTGCGTATTCCTGCGCTCGCGCAATCGCGTCGATGTTTTCCTCAAACTCACCTCGCCCCGCTTCTTTGCAAATGCGATATGGGTTGTCCAGGCCGGCCCGAATTGCGTCCACGTTACCGCGGATCTCTTTGGCTGGGTCCCACCACGGCATCCCGCGGTGAACCCACTCGAATGCCAGATCGCTGATTGTCAGGCCAGCAGGAACCTGCAAGGCCCCGGAAATAATCCAGCCTTGATAAAGCCAGACGGTGATCTTGCGAAGAAATTCCGCCACGTCGTCCCGCTTGCTCTGACAGCTTCGATCATACAGCAGCCACGCCGCTCGGGAGCCGAAAAAGTTGGTGTGTGACTCGTCGTAAAAATTGAATGGCAGATCGAGCGACTTCAGGGCAATCGCAAGCACCACGCCGATGAATTCGCGGGTGTTGCTTCCGGGGTTGTCGGTCTTCAAAAATTCGGCCTTGTCGCCGGGGTCCAGATCGAGCTGCACTGGCCCTTTGCCGAAATCGACCTGATAGCCGTTTGCATCCGTTCCGCTCGCCATGCCCACGGAATCTTGAGCGTCGCGATAAAAAACCAGCGCAAACAACTGCTCAACCTTCATCTTCGCCAATGCGTAGTCGATGCCTTCGTACACATCGCGAAAACTGTTGATCGCCGCAGCCAGTGGGCTGATGCCTCGCACCTGGTCGAATCGCTCAAAATAACCATGCTGTACAATGCGGCTTGCTGCCACGTTGCGGGCAAACTCAAAGCGGCCATTGCCTACACGATTCCAAATTGCCGCCTCGGCAAGCCCACCAGCCCGGTTTACGCGGATTCCGTTAATCCACTGAGAACCCTCTGCAGTCTCCACGTCTTCCGGCTGGCGAATGCGGTCAGCCTCAAGTGCCTGCAATTGCAGCGATTGCAGCTTGAGGGCAAATACGTCGCCGTCTTTCGTCCGGCACGCCTCGAACAGGCGAAGCATCTTGCGAAATGAAAACCGCCCAGCCGCGTCGCAGTTTTGCGGTCGCTGCCATTCGGTCATCAGCGTTTCAATTTGAGCGTCTAACGCAGCGTTTCCCGTTCGGCTTTGAAAATCGAACATGGAAACGTAGTCAAGATGCTTCCGAATTGCCCAGGCAACCAACGCAAAATTGCGGCTGAGGTCTCTGGCTGCTCCCAGCATCTTGTGCCGGTCGCCGTTTTTAAGCTCGTCGTCCTCGTGCTTCAAAATCGAACTGACAGCCTTTCGCTTGCCGTTCGTGCGAATGGCGTCGTAGCCCGACTGAAACATGCCCGCCATGCGGTTCCGCAGCGATTGGAGAGTGCTCATTGAAAGCCCCCCAAATACACCTGAGCTGCTCGCGGTCGCCGTTTGGGCTGCCCGGTGCACTGCGCGATTTGCTCGTTGATCCGGTTCAGAACCGACTGCCGCTCAGCGATGCTGGCGAAAGTCGTGCTCTGGCCGTCAACAGAAATCGACATAACGCCGGTGGAAATCGCTTCCTCCAAGGCGTCGCGTCGTGCTTTTAATGTGGCAAGATCGGTCATGCTGCAGACGATAAACCGCCGCCGCGACGCCTCGCAAGTGCCACATTTCGCCAAGCGAAATCATTCCACGGCGTTTTCTCGCCGGATCACGCGGTAACGCTGGCCGCAACCTTTGCACGTGCAATATTGCCAGCGAATGCGGTTGAATGGCCGGCCGTCCTTTGACAGTCCGGAAATCTGCCGCGTCAGGCTGCCCTCGTAGCCGTCCCGATCGGTGGACTTGCACCGAGGACACGCCGCCGGAACCTCCTCGACTACCTCATCAGCCACGCGGCCCGCAGATTGCTCTTGAGTCTGTGCCGCCGCTGGGGCCTGCCACTGGCTGCTGCTGGTCTTTCGAAATCTCGTCATAGGTAACTTACTCTCTTTCTGCTCGCCTGCCGCGTCAGCGGCCCTCCCACAATCCGGCTGAAGTGTACCTTCGCACCTATCGAAACTGCAACAATCGCCCCACAGGTCGTATCGAACCAGTGGTTATCCGGGCTGCCTGGCATCTGCTTCCACTCAAGAATCGTGCCATGCGGCCCGGTCGTTTCGGTGCAATACTCGGACGCCGCCAAATGCTCGCAATATCGGCGATGATCGCCCTTCGGCAGCTCAACAGATCCGGCCCGCCCGCTGTCGGTGCTTAGCCTGCGATGCAAAAATGTCTTCAAAGCGTTTGTGTCGTCAAAGACGTTGCGAAACCCTTTGGCAGAGGGGTCTGGCTTCATTGTCCACGGAATCGCCGCATCCTGACTGCGGATCTCACCTGGGCTTTTGCTGCGCTGCATGATCGGCACGTCACCAGCTTTGACGCCTCGCCCAAACAGCGTAAAGAGCCTGCCGCCGTGCTGGTTGTTTTTGATTGCTGACCGAACTGCCCCGACCTGATAGCCGCCGTCAATCAAGCCGATATCAAATGGCAATGCCACCCCGTCGGCCCGCTCCCATGTTCGTTCTGTCAGATCCTTCAGCAAAGCCTCAAGTGCCGCCTGAATCGCCTTTTCCTCGCTCAATCCACGGTGAACCTGCTGAATCGACAGCTTAACCGAGCGATACTCAAACGAGTTGTTTTTCTGCTGTGGGTAGGTGCCGTAGATGGGATAGATCCGGAAATCCGGCGTGACTCCCACTGCGGTCCAATACAGCAGCCGCTTTTGCACGTCGATATGAAATCCCACCGTGCAAACATCCGGCGGAAACTTCTTCCACGTGCCAACACGGTCGCGGTTGATTTCACCCGCCGTCAGAAACCCGGTGCCGTGATTTGCCCGCAATGGCTGATTCTGGCACTCGGACGCAAACACATCCTCGCCGTCGTCGATCAGAATATTGTAGGCGTGCTGAATCGCTGAATACTCGCCCCGGGAATAGCACTGTTCCCACGTCGCCAATGCCCCCGCGTCTGCTCGTTCGCGATTTGCCAAATAGTGCTGGTTGCTCGCCTCGATTGCCCGCTTGCGGTCGTGTGGGTCTTCGGGGTTGTAGTTTCGGCGAAGGTCCGCGTATTCCGTCAGCCAAAACGTCTCGTGATTGTCGCTGAATCGCTTCAGCATCGGGATGCGCAAGCCTTCCCACTCCGGATGCTTTTGGTGGTCTGCCAACTGGTCCACGGCGTCGTCTTCAATAATGACCGTGGCATTCATAATGGCCGCGATTTGCTCGTTATGACCACCGAGGCGCAGCACACCCTTTCGAATCAGATCAAGCCGCTTCGTGCACTGCGCCGGACTCATGGCGCTAACGTCGGTCTGCGGGTCGTCAATTATCACAAAGTCAGGCCGCTGCTTCGTGCCATCCGGCCGCTTATGTGCCATGCCGCGAATTCGACCCGTGAGGCCACGGGCAAGCACAATAGCGCCGCTCGATTCTGTCCAGTTGCCGGAGTCGTCCTGAATCGACGGCAGCACCAGCGTATCCTGCCCCCATACGATAAATGTCGGCTTTCCGTTGTATGTCTGGCTGCGTGCTCGCTGTGCCTTGTTTTCCAGATGCAAAACCGGCCGACAAACTTCCGGAAAGTCATCGTGCAACAGGTCATTGGTCATCAGTTCGGTTTTGATGGACTCGATATTGTCTTTCGCGGCGTGCTCGTCTGCCCCGATAATTGGGATAAACTTTCGGTGCCCATACAGCACCGCCCACAGTGCGGCATTTTCACTGATGGTCGTCTTGCCAAACCCGCGGGGGAACAGGTTGAGCACACGGGCGCCGCCGTCGAGGATTGCCAATTGCATTCGCAGGATGGCGCCTTTTTGATCGTCGCTGAATTCGCTAAGGCCGGTCGTCTCGGGGAAATACTGGCGAAGAAATTCGAGCAGGTCTGTTCGGCAGTAGTTGCGACGGTCTGGATTGACTGGAGCCGGGATCTCGCCCACCTCCATTAGCTTCCTGTGCTGCTCCGCCTGCCAGCGATCTTGCTTTGTGCTGGTCTGTCTCGGGTCACTCATGCGATTTTGCCACCCGGTAAATACAGTAACAGCGTTTTTGGGCGAAGAGTGCGGTTTTCCCTCTGTTTTTTAGGAAGTACCTACGCCTCTCCATCAGTCCATCGGTCCACCACCCTGATCTCAAACGGCGTGAATATCACACTGCCGCCACCAGACAGGCTGCCCGTGTATTCAATGCGATACACGCCCGGATCTGTGAACACATTCGATGCGATGTCATGCCTGAAGTTGTACCCAGTCGCGTCTTCCGTCCATCTGCCGTCGGTCTGCAGCGCGTTGAACACCACGGACGCAGATGCAAGGGAGCCGCTTGCCACCACGGTATCCCGATCGTTGGTGTTCCACGCCTTGTACGTGATGCCTGTAAAATCCGACTGCACGGCATTGGTGCCGTTGATCTGCAGCCTTGCCATAACACTGAACGTGCTATCCTCAGCAACACAGCCTTGTATTGATTCACAGCAACTCATTGCACCTGCCCCGCTGCTATTGTGCTTTGGTATACGCTCGCCAATGCCACGCCGGATTGATACGCCTGCCCTGCACGTGTGTTGCTTTGATAAACCTCACCTGCCACGAATCGACCGTACCGCGTGGCTGGAATCACGCCGCCATTCGCCAACGCCCACCCCGCAAACGCCCGCGACTGAAACACCCTGCCGCGCATTATCAGGCGACCAGTGCTCATGTCTTCGTCCTCGTGGTTGTCGAGCGATTGCCAGTCGCGTCAAGCCCCGAGTAATCGACCGTGTAGGTGCTGCCGCCGAATGAAATCTGGTAAGTCTCTGCAGCAGTCCCTGCGTCTGAGATCGACCCCATCAGCACCGAGGTTACAAACCCCATGCCATCGATCAGCACCACCTGATTCGCCAGCGTCGCAAGCCCTGATTGAATCTCTGCGATGGTGTGCACGTGCGATGTCGGATCGATCAGTATCCCATCGCCTGCAGTCGGTGCGGTCGTCAGCGGATCTTGCAGCGTGATCGTCTGCGTACCGTCGCCGTTGTTGACAAATGTGGCAATTGGTGAGTTCTGCTCAGCGATGGAGGCGTCGCTGGCGAACCAGAGGACCGACTTGTTAAACGCCCCAGTTGGGTAGGCCAAGCCGCTGACCGTAAACGTGGTTGCCGTCGGTGCTGGTGACGCAAGAACAGTGCTCTCAACCACTGCGTTTGCTTTGCGGAGCAGGTCCAAGGTCTTGCCCGTCGTGCCTGCGTCTGTATGTGCAGACTGCGTCGCATCCCACACCGCATCCTCAACCTGCGTCGGTGTCAGATCATAGGCGTAGTAGGTGCCAGTTGCGGCAAGCGTGTCCACCCAATATGCCGCAAGTGGGCTGCTGTTGCTATTGATTGCAATCAGTCGATAGCGACCGGCTGGGAGGTCAGTGAATGCCGCCCGGTAAATCAGCTTGGAGTTCGTTCGCTCAGTCGCCGCAGCCGTATCAACAACCGTATCAGATCCAGCAGCAAACAACCGGACTGTCAGCGTTTGGTTTGGCGGGGCAGAGAATTCAACGGATTGAGTGGCCACTATGATTCTCCCATAGCCTTCAGCATCAGTGCCAGCCCCTGCATCTGCCGTGCAACAGATTGCCACAATGGCTCTGTGCGATAAATCAGCGTCATCGCGTTGCCCTGGACGTCACCAGGAATTGACACAGGCTGTTCGGGGTCTTGCCCCGTCATTTCGCAGTATCGCCTTGCGGCTGATTCGTATTGTTTGAGAGGCTGCGTGGCCATGTCATTCACCAATCTGAATATAGCCGTTCGTGAGCGATGTCACCGTCTTTGGACTGCTCTGGTATTTCGTGGGCACGAATTCATCGAGCGACTTGCCGATCAACTGAGCGTAGCCTGCAATGTGCTGCAGATTGAGACGGGCTAAAGCCAACCATCGCACGGCATCCCCGTTCATGGCGTCTGCAATGTCCTGTGGACTTGCTGCCGGATGCTCCCAAAACGCCCGCCATCCGTCGATGTGTTGGCCTGCTCTGCGGTCGATCTCCGAACGCACATTGCGCAGCAACTCATCGGCTGCCATTTGTGCCTGAGTGGGCTGCGGGATTGGATTGGTTTGAAAGATGCCGTCTGTCATGTTGTTATCCGAATGAAATTTGTCCACCACGCGCGATGCACTGCCATCGCCATGTTTCGTTAGCAACTCCGATTGGCGCAACCTGCAATCGCTTGTTTGTGTTATCTTCAGCTACAGACACAGATGTTCCTGCCGCCTCATCTGTCCCAATGGTGTTTACTGTGCCGACGAGGGTTACTGTGTTGCTAACATTCTTGACCGTCACCTCCCGAGTGAATCGTGCGACTGTTCCGCCGCCGTTCTTCACCCCGGTAATTTGCAGCAACAGCGTGAACACTCTTCCCGAAGCGATCGACCAACCTTCCTGCGTCGTCCCGTCGAATATATTTGCCAGCAAATTCACTGCCGTCACGCCGTCTGTTGTTTGACCTCGCAATGGGGGCATTTCGATTGCCTGCGTGTCACCGTTGGCACTAAATCTGCCAGCCGCATGCACCTTAGATCCCGCTATGTTTGTTCTGCTCCGAAGTCCGGACGCAAAACTAAACCATGCTGCTGCAACAACCTCATAGCCCAGCGCCACAGACGCATAACTGGATGCCTCGCTAGATTGCCCTGCAGCAAACGCTGCATTTATTGTGGCCTGTGTCAGCACACCAACCGCCACTGCCCCCTCGGCTGTCGCCGAACACCCTAAACCTCCCGAAATAGAGCACATGCCCGTTGATGTATTGCGCTGTCCACCAAGCACCACAGATGCGGTGCCCGTTGCGGCCTGTGCTGCTGCCGTCCTGCTGGTTTGCAGGTCAACAGCATTCGCGCCGCGGACATTGCCACCAGCAGCTGTGCCGTCTGGCACCTGTAGCGAAAACGATCCAGTGCCTTTCGGCACAATCGAAACAGAGACGTTGGTCGTCGCTCCCGTCGCCTGCAAACTGGCATGATTTACCGTTGCATTCGGGCTGGATGTGTAATTGTCCGTGATGATAATTGATGACGCCTGTAGTGTCGCCCCGCCGGTCCCGTCTGCTCGCAACACCGCATTATCCACGCTGCCTGTCGAGCCGCCCACGCCAGCAGTGACCGTACTCCATGTGCCATCGCCGCGGAGGTAGGTTGTAGCGTCAGGCGTGCCGGTCCCGAGGATCGCAAATAATTGCAGGTTGGTCAATGCCTCAGCCGCGCCAGTGCCCGCGTCGTCACGTGCCAAAATGCGGGCCGTCGGCACGTCGATAATTGATCCGAATGGCAGAGCGAGGACTGGCATAGATTACTCGATCAGTTTTTCAATTTGTCGGAGATCGTCTTCGCGACCCTCAAAAGTTGTTGCCAAAAACGAGGCTGCTTTCACTGTCGATGGCGACTGAATCCCCGCACTCATTGCAGCAGCATCCCGGCACTGCCAGAATTTCGCAAGCGCATCCTTCACCCGCGCATCCGCAGCCCTCGCAGCATCCACACTGGCTTTCACGGCCTGCAATTCGTTGTAGCATGCTCCCACTGGTCGATCGTCGATATCCGTCTGCTGACGTGAATCGCCATCCGGGAACATGCTCCCGCTCAATCCTGAATCCGTCGCGGGTTGTGACCCGCTCAATTGTCCGCTCTCGTCCGCCTGAGCCACTAGCCACCTCCAAAGCCCGCGTAGAAACTCTTGCAAGTGCCACCTCATATTGCCGCGTCGCGTGAATCCCGAAGCAACTCAAAATTACTGGACACGCCACCAGCGCCGCCTTCGCCACGGCCAGAAATAGCGGCTCTCCACGGCTGACGCGAAATGTCCAAATGCCGAATACATAGCAGCCCCATGCAGCGGCTGCCGTAGCGTGCCAGGTCTGCGTCAGGTCCATATCAGCGAAATCCCGTAAAAGATTGAGATGGTTGTGATTGAAAAGGCAATCGCCAGCACGATCCATCGCAAGTACGGTCCGACGTGATCGAGCAGCTTTCGGCTCGTTTCTGCATCCACTGTAACACGCCGACTTCCCGCCTGCAGGTCGATGCCTCCGGGCTGTCTATCGTCGGTTGATTGTTTGGGCTGCTCATCGTCCATCCTCGCCGATCCTGCGGGGTGTTGTCAATTGGTGTGGGGTCATGGATGGGAATCTAACGGGTTTCCCCGCCGATGTCAAAATGCCTGAGCTGTCAAGGATTAGTTGACTACTGAATTGAAAAAGCCCGGCAGGACTCTGCAGAGATTCGGGTGGTGGAGGCGCACCCCCTGCCGGGCGGGCGAAGGGTTGATTATGCACCGGGAGCCGGAGCAAATGAGGCAACTGGAGCGACGCTTGGGAATGCGGTCGTTGCCGGCATCGGTCCTGATTCTGGGTATGGCCCCAATTGCGGAAGATGGCTGATCGGAATGCCGTCCGTCAGCACCTTCAAGCGGTCTTCAGTCGGCCAGGTCTGCAGGTCTGGTACGGTGTCAATCAGTTCAGTTGACGTGAACCACTTGCTCGGATCGTATGATGCAAGTTGAGCCTCAGTAAGCGTAAAATCCGGCTTCTCAGCGTCTGCACGTGGAACCATCAACAGCGTCGTGGCCATGTCGCGGTAAATGCGCTGAATGTACTGCCCTACAAGCCCGCTGAATGCGATGGAAAACTCCAGTGGCCTCGCGTTGTCTTGGTGCTGCATCGACTCAGTAAGAGCCAGCAGCGCCAGTCCTGCCCATCGTTTCATCCAGGCGTTTCTGACTTTAAAATATGGCACTGGGTAGAGCAGGAATTCCTCCGGTGCCGGAACAGCGTGAGCCGGTTCCATGAATGGCTGATTTGCAGCCACCTGTGAATTGGCCAGCAGACTCCGAGCACGCACGCAAAGCCGATGAATTCGCTGAAGCGTATTGATGGACGGCGGAGTGCTCAGCCTTGCGTCAGTGTGCCACATAACAGCCGAAAGATTCCGGCCGATCACCTGCACGAGGTCGCGAATTGCGTTGTTCTGGCTTTTGTTGTCATCACTCCAGTTCGGCACGGCCAGACCGTAATCCTGCCATTGCCCGACGTTGTACCAGAGAAAAGCGTCTGTGTTACCTGGCATGCTATGCCGCCTCCCGTTTGCTCGACTCGTACTGCCCGATCAGATGATTCAGCGCCTGAATCAGTCCCTCCGACCCGGGATATTTGCGGGCGTATTGATCGGCCGCCCACTGCCATGCTTCGCGATGTGTTTCGCGCTCAATCGGTACGTAATGCGTGGTCTGCTCGACTCTCGCCGGTGGTGGTGGTGTGTCAGTCGCGACAACTACTGGCCGCTCAATCACCGTCTGCCGCTGCGGTTGTTGTGCCCGCATTGCCAGCCGCCGCTTCCGCAGCAGTTGAAACACCGTGCCTGCCACGCCAATTGCACCCGCTGGGATCGCGACCTGTGGGGCGAATAGAGCCAGCGCAGCAGCCCCAACCTTAGCCCAGTCTGCCGCAATTCCAGCCCCACTGCCGCCCGGCGCATCCACAGGGGGAATAGATAGCACCGGGGGCAGCGGAGGTAATGTACCAGCCTGCTGCCGGTTCTCGTCAGCAGCAGGGGTTTCCGGCAACAACGAGCTGCCGGATGCCTGTTTTCGCAACTGCTCTCGCAGTCGGTCAATCTCCAATCTCAGGTCTGTGATGTCAGGCAACGCGCGCTCTGCAGGAGTGACGGGGCGGGTGGGAGGCTCGATCCGACCGCCGAGATCCCTTCCCGCCCCGTCAGCATCCAGATTCAGCCTTCCAAGGAACGCCTGCCAATTGCCATCGTAGCCACTGAATGACTGCTGATGGATGCCGTCGCGAAAGACAATAAATCCGGGCAGGCTGGCAATCGCAAACCGTCTTGCAAATCGCTGCTCTGACGGCTTTTCCCACTCCACGGACTTCACCGAAAACGCCGACTCAAGCCGACTGCGGAATTCTGCAATGCGGTCGTAATCGCTGCGGAATCGCTGACACGGAGCACACCACGGAGCATGCACGACGTAAATCGTCCAGCCGGGTGGAACTCCCGGAAATGGCTGCTGTGCCAGTGCGGCAGAGCAGAGCAGCATCCATGCCAGCAGGGTTTTCATCGTCGCCGCCTCCAGCTCCAGACGGCCCAGGCGTATGCTCGCACCGCCAGCCACATTG